GGGATGAGTTTGTTGGGGCTGATATGGCACGCAAGTTCCTTATGATGGGATGGACGCGAGCAAGACGATACGCTAATCATCGTAGCGGTAAAAAGTATGATGACAACGGGAGAATCAAACCACAAGAGCCAGACCACTGGACTTGTGACAAAGCAGAGTCGGCACGCATTTTCAAGCGTGTGTATGACGCAGCACGAACAAACAAAACATATAGAAATATGGTTCGTGAATGGCGAAGAAAGGAGGAAGACCGATGGGGTCAAAAGAACGAGAAATTATTCTTGAAGCGTTGAAGTGTCTTCGCTATGATACTGAACGTGTAGAAAAACTGGTCTTGAAAACGAAGTCCGCGACGGCAGAAGACCACTCAGAAGTTATTGAAAAATTACAACACATTGATGAATTATTGAAGAAATGGAGAATGGATGTCTAACTTTTTGTCAAACTTGGTTGAAGTATCGGGTAATGAAAATGCCTCGTCTGTCGATAAGGGTCTTGTCTCAGACATTCGTGGCTTTATTGATACAGGGTCTTACACGCTGAACGCTTTGCTTTCGGGTTCACTCTATGGTGGCATCCCCGACAACAAGATCACGGCTCTGGCTGGTGAGCAAGCGACTGGTAAAACTTTTTTCTGTTTCAACATTTTGAAAACCTTCCTTGCAGACAATCCTGACGGGGTGGTTCTCTACTTTGATTCAGAGCAAGCGATCACTTCACAAATGTTCTCCGAACGAGACATTGATCCTTCGCGGGTGGCTGTGTTGCCTGTGTCTACGATTGAAGAGTTTCGTCATCAGATGATTCAGGTCGCGGACACCTATCGTGCAGAGTCAGACAAGAAGCCTATTCTTGTGATTCTTGATTCACTCGGCAACCTATCCACCATCAAAGAAATGGAAGACACCGCCAGCGGTAAGAATGTTCGTGATATGACCAAAGCCCAAGCGTTGAAGGCAACTTTCCGAACGCTCACCGTCAAGTGTGGATCGGCTGGTATTCCGCTGCTGATCACAAACCACACCTATGATGTCGTTGGGTCTTATATCCCGATGAAAGAAATGTCCGGCGGCTCTGGTCTGAAATACAACGCAGGCACAATCGTGTTCTTGTCCAAGAAGAAAGTCAAGGACGGCACAGATGTGGTCGGTAACATTATTAAGTGTAGACTGCAAAAGTCACGGGTCACGAAAGAGAACTCTATGGCAGAAACTTTGTTGAACTATGAAACTGGTCTTTCACCTTACTACGGGTTGACAGAAATCGCAGTGAAGCACGGAGTGTTCAAGAAAGTCTCAACTCGTATTGAACTTCCCGATGGCAAAAAAGTTTACGAAAAGCAAATCAACGAAAACCCTGAAAAGTATTTCACTGATTCTGTGATGGAAGAACTTGAAGTTGCAGTTGCAAAAGAATTCAAGTATGGTTCGGCAGTTGAAGATGAAGTTGAAGAAATTAAGGTTGAAGATGCCGACTAAGTATACAATTGTTGAAGGTAAAAATTCAGCAGCCGCAGCCATTCGCATCGACGAAGGCAAATACAAAGACGTTGTGTTGAACTACGGTAAAGTAGGATTCGATGAGCGTGAGGATGAATGTCGATTATATTTTGACTACTTTGTTCTTGAAAATGAAGAAGCAGTAGAAGATAATGATGACTTCAAAGAGGTCATAGGTGACATTCTTGTTGAATTATTGGAGAATCATTTAGAAGAAGGCGGTTTTGATGGAGACAATGGAAACCATCATCTTGAAGAATCTGATTCAGAATGAGGATTACACTCGTAGAGTTGTCCCGTTCCTAGATGAAGAATATTTCAAGGACAGAAACGAACGAATAGTTTATACAATTATTCGTGATCATATTCACAAATACAATCGCTCCCCGAATCGTGATGCACTCATCATTGCTTTGGATGATCGCGGTGGTATGACTGAACAATCTTACAAAGACACATCTATCATTATCAAGTCAATCACAGACACGGTTGATCCCGTGGACAATGAGTGGCTGATGGATCAGACTGAAAAGTTTTGCAAAGACAAAGCAGTCTACAATGCGATTCTTCGGTCGATTGAAATCATTGATGGAAAGTCAAAGAGTGAAACAAAGAATGCCATTCCGAACATTTTGTCCGATGCACTTTCAGTTTCGTTTGATGAGCAGATTGGTCACGACTACATCTCAGATGCCGATGACCGCTTTGACTTCTATCATAAGGTAGAACACAAGACTCCGTTTGACTTGGATCTTTTCAACAAGATTACAAACGGTGGTGTTCCAAACAAGACTCTGAATGTGATTCTTGCTGGCACTGGTGTTGGCAAGTCTTTGTTTATGTGTCACCACGCTGCGTCTTGCTACGCATCTAATCTGAACGTGCTTTACATCACCTGCGAAATGGCAGAGGAAAGAATCGCCGAAAGAATTGATGCGAACCTGATGGATCTCACAATGGATGAACTTCGGCACTTACCAAAAGTTTCATATGACAAAAAGTTGGGTAGAGTAAAAGAAAATATCAAAGCCAAACTTATTGTTAAAGAATATCCGACTGCGACTGCAAATGTCAACCACTTCCGGCACTTGCTTGAAGAACTTAAATTAAAGAAAAACTTCAAGCCCGATGTTGTGTTTATTGATTATTTAAATATTTGCTCGTCGGCTAGATTCAAGGCTGGAGCCAACACGAATTCGTATATGTATATCAAGTCGATTGCAGAAGAACTTCGTGGGCTTGCCGTGGAGTGGGATGTCCCGATCTTCACAGCCACACAGACGAACCGAACAGGCTTTGCGTCCAATGACTTTGGGTTGGAGGACACTTCTGAATCTTTCGGTTTGCCTGCGACAGCCGACCTGATGTTTGGTCTTATCTCCACTGAAGAGTTGGAGGAGCAAGGCAAAATTATGGTAAAACAATTGAAGAATCGTTACAATGACGTAGCGTCAAATAGAAAGTTTGTCGTTGGGATAAATAGAGGAAAGATGAAGTTGTTTGATGTCAGTAACTCTGACATTAATCTGCAAAATTCTGGACAAGACGCAGATGATCTAGTAGACTCTGCTGGGTATGATGGAAGAAACTTTGACGATAAGTTTAAGTCAAGTAAAAGTAAATTTAACACATTGAGGTTTGAAGATGTCTGAAAGAAATCATAATCGTAGATACGACCCATACAAAGATCCACGAAACCATCTTCGCGGCATTGACCGTGAGGAACTGGAAGAGTGGCGACAATGGGCGAATGAGTGGAAGCGTTCCGGCTCACGCAAGCAACTTCGTGAAAAAATACATAAACCTTGTCTCACCACAATTAGACAGATTCGCTTGGCAAAAGGCTACTCTTGCTAACTGTCGCTGTCCCTTGTGTGGTGATTCAAAGAAGAATCCAAACAAAAAACGTGGATTCTTTTATGAGCGTCAAGGTAGGTATTACTACAAGTGTCACAACTGCGGTGCAGCGATGGGTCTTTCCAAGTTTTTGGAAACCGTCAGTCCTGCATTGTATTCAGAGTTTAGGCTTGAGTGGTTGAAAGAAAAGTCTGGTGAGAGAATTGAAACTCACGGGATTACATCCACTGGGATCAATGAAAAGTTTAAGCCTGTTGCAAAAGTTGAAAATCTAATCAAGATTTCTGATCTTTGTCCGGAGCATCCTGCAAGACAGTATCTTGAAAGTCGGCAGATTCCAAAACTGGATGAACTATTCTTTGCCGAAGACTTTGGTAAAGTAGCCCGACAGATTGATCCGAAAGTTTTCCTGCAACCCGAAGAAAGAATCGTCATTCCTTTCTATGATGATGACGGTCATATGATCGGCATTCAGGGACGAGCAATCGGAAAGTCTGAACGAAGATATATCACAATCAAATCACCAGATCACGAACGATTGTTTTACAATCTTCACAAGGTAAATGTGAATGAAAGAATCTACGTCACCGAAGGTCCGTTTGATTCTATGTTCTTGCCGAACGCGATTGCGATGGTGGGTGCTGCGAAGTCAGTCAACCTTCCAGCCAAGTTGAAGAACGCGGACATTGTTTTTGTAATGGACAACGAACCACGAAGCGTTGAGATCGTGGAGATGATGAGAAACCTGATTGCAAAAGGACACAAGGTTTTCATCCCCGAACGTCTTGAACAAAAAGATATCAATGATGTAGTTTTGTCTGGAAAAAGTATTGATAATATTGTTGAATACATTGATGAACACACTTATGATGGAATCCTTGCACAAGCAAATTTAGGACAGTGGGAGAAGACAACAGTAAGATGGAAAATTTAAAAACTACAATTGAACACGGAATCTATAACATTGACCACTCTATTCTTCATCGTCAAGTTGTTGAGGTTGCGACAGATTGGTTTCTGGACAAATACAATATGCAGAATCCTGACAAGACAATCAAGATTGATCTCACTGATTACAAAATGTTGAACTGTTGGGGTGAGTCATACCGACAAGATGAAAACTCTTTTGTCATCAGTGTCTCCACCGATCAATACCTTCGTGATTTCGTTGCGACACTGATGCACGAACTTATTCACGTTTGGCAGTGGGAGCGTGGTGAGTGGGAGGATGACGGCGAGAGAGAAGCCGAAGACAAACAGTATGAACTCGCTGATGAGTTTTGGAAAGAAGGTTTGATCCGATGATTAAAAAAGTTTTGTGGTGGATTTTATGTTTAGGAAAATGTGGAGTAAGAACTAAATGAATGTGTTAGGTGAAGGTAAAGTTGATCTGATTGATTATATGGGTTCTGATCTGACAGTGGTAAACGCTGCAAGAGTTTCTTTTAATAAAGAATCAAAATGGACGATTGATGTTGAGGCTGAGAAACGTTTGAAAGAAACAGAGTGTCACTTCACTCCAGATATGATCAACAAACTTGAGGAAAAAGATGAGAAGTTGATTCGGTATCTTGCCAAGCACAAGCACTGGACTCCATTCTC